CAGACGTGTGCTCTTCCGATCTGTAACCGCTGCCTGCATGGGTACATCCCCACGAAATCGAATCACTGATTTTGTACACGAAATTCACTTTTTTTGTGATTGAATTGAACTTTTTCGTTATCAAAACTTCAACTCATTCGCGAAAACCGCACGAAATGGAGCATTTTCATGGATGAAACTGAATTTTTCGCCCCGTGGCGGCTGGTTGCCGCCTTTGCAGACGGCTCCCGCCTGACCTTCGACGGATTGACCGAAGAACAGGCCAAAGATGCAATGGAGGCCGCCCAGGAGGAACACGGCGATATTGGCTACTGGAACCGGGTCACGGATCAGAACTACGAGGACGGCAGATACTACAAGCTGATTCCCGAGCCGCCCGCCGTGCATATTGTGGACTTCACCGGGTACGATGGACCACTTGACGAAAACGGTTTCCCCGTCGGGCTGCCGGATGAAATCGCCCGGTACGCCAAAGAGCAGGGAGCCGTCCCGGATGCCCCGCAGATCATCCTCAAGCGCAACGCCCCGCCTGATCCGCCGCGCAAAAAGTAAATCACGAAATCCAAAAAAGCCCGCCGGGTCCATGACCTGACGGGCTTATGATGTTGAAAGGACAGTTTGTATGAAGCTGAACATGGATTGTGTGCGGGCTGTTATGCTCTGCGTTGAAGAACACACAGATTTTGACCACTACTGCTACTTCATTCGTTATGCACGGGCTGATATTCTTGATATGCTTGGTGAAGAACCCATTGATCCGCCCACTTATCAAGTTGAACTTGAAGCTAAATTCGACAATGATGATATTCTTTATTCCGTGAAATACTGCGCCGAAGCTGGGCTTATCACTCTTTGCCCCGGTTCTCACCCTGAACAGTACCGTGTCAACATCCGGGAATTGACCCCTGCCGGACATAGCTTTCTTGAGAATATCCGAGCAGACACAAACTGGGCAAAGGTCAAAAGCGTTGCTAAAAAAGCCGGTTCTTTCAGTGCAGATGTGATAGTCGAGATTGCAAAGAGTGTAGCTGTGGAAGCGGCCAAACATTTCTTATCCAGCACTTAACCAGCTTGATGGTGCCCATGTTATTCAGCTCGCACTGGATAGCTTCTTCGTTATACCACTTTTGTTTTTCTTTTATCCCTGTTTTCACGATTTGTCTTGCAATGATTTTTGCAACGTGTTCACGCAATCCGATTCCACTGATCTCAATTTTGATTCTCATTGTCGCCCTCCTGCATTTCATCGAACAGCTTTTCGACAAATTCAAGAACATTCTTCACGCTCTCCCTGTTCCTGAAACGGACCCCCTTACCGATGGTCGAAATCAGTTCGATGCTTCCTTTGTCGTCGATTTTAACAAATTTGCAGAGTTCATCTTCTTCTCGTGCCCATTTTGGACGGGCTTGCCGATCTTCTTTGAGAACCATGTCCACAAATTCGGTCTCGGCTTCTCGCAGCACTTTTTCATCCCCATCCGCCCGATGGGGGTAGCCTGCCGCCCTTGTTGGAACCAGCCGTATTCCCGTGCAATGTATGCTCATAGCTTTTACACTCCAAAATCTCAGATTCTACAATACCCGGCAGGCCGCACAGCCCGCCTGGTAATTTCTTGCCAACTTTTCCACATTTCCGGGTAGTCGTGTTTGTTTTTCTGCGCCGGGTGGACACAATTTGCGGAAGCGCATTTGCGTGAGGCCCCGACGGTCGATCTCCCCTATAGGAGAATATCGCCCTCAAGCCACGCATCTGCCCTGGGCAGGGTCTCGCGCACGTTATACGCGCGTGATAATAAGGCGGGGCACTCAGGCAGCCGTTCCACGCCTCGGCCAAAGGCCAGCAAAGCCACGTTCCGAAGCCGTTTCAAATGCTGGATGCTGTATCCCGCATCGACCTGCACTTCTGCCCATTTTTTGTGGCCGATGTAGTATTCTGTCAGGATCAGATTGTGGACACTGTCCAGACGGTCAATTTGTCCCCGGATCAAAGCTTCGTCGGACTTCAAAAGAGCCTGCTGACGTTCCAGACTGCGCAGCCTGTCGCCAATGCCCAGATCGTCCATCTTGCAGGCCATCGCCGCGGTGCTGTCCCCGGGCCGCCCGCCGCCGGGCATACCGTCCATGTTGATGCCTTTCAGGGTGTCCACTTCGTCGTCCAGAGCGGCACACTGGCGGCGGATGATTGAAAGCCGACGTGGAATGTCTGCGCAGTATTTCAGAATTGCTTCCGCCTCGTGTGTCTTCATGCTCTGCCTCCCGAAAAAATCAAAATTCAGTGCCAAAGATGGGGCCTTGCCCGTTTACCCGCTCGACCATAGCCCCCACGCCGTAGATGCCCTCTACCATGCGGCACAACTTCTCGCAAGCTACCATCTCGCCATCCTCAGACCATCCAAGGAACTGCTCGAAGTTGGAGCGGGTCTCGCGCATAACAGCTGCGATCTGCTCCACGGTATAGCTCATGTCGTGCAGAGCTTCCACGTAATACCGGGCCACCATGTCGGCAGCATCCCGGCGTTCAGCAAGGATTTCCCGCTCATTGGCCGTCTTGCCCAGCTTTCCCGCCGGGAGCAGGAAAGTTTCCACCATCAGCGGCGTGGTGCGGTCTTCCAGCGCAATGCGGGCTTTCCGTGCCCCTCGTTTGTCCCGATCCAGCGTGTACCGTTCCGCCGCATTGTTCATCTTGACGGTCAGCACAGCCGCCTTTCCTGCATCAAAATCCAGAATGTCGTGTGCTGCTGCCACAAAGCAGTACGACACGACCTGCCCGATAGCCTCCCGGTTCAGTGATGCCGCCGTTTTGGTGCGGCCAAGGTTGATCTGCCGATTTACAGCATTCTGGATGCTCTGCCGGTAGTATGACGGTACTCTTTCTCTGCTTTTGCCCATGATGATTCCTTTCCCGCCTGTTCAGCCAGACGTTTCCATTCTTTGATCTCGTTTTTCGTGTCCGGGGTGATGATTTCCCGGAACACATAGCCCCGCGGCTCTGCAATCAGGTCAACAAACAGCCTGCGGCGGTAGATGTAGTCCCTCTGCGCCCGCCGGGTGAATTTTGACTTAATTTCCACCACTTCCACCGTTCCGTCGGCATATTCCAGCACATAATCCGCCGTATACCTTGCCGCCGGGAGGTGGACGGCGCAAAAATCCTTTGCGGGCAGCAAAGGAAAGGCAACGTGCGGTGTCGCCTTGACGATCCTGCCGGACTGGATGCCCGGCAGCACCGTGCCAATGTAAAAATCATACTCGCCCTTGCTCTCGAAGGTTTTCCCGATCTCCCCGGCAGTCTTGGCGGCAGCTTCCAGCGATACTGCCCCCGCCGGGTCTTTCCTTGCGCGGCGGTCGGCTATTTGCTTCTCTGCTTGGGCACGGTATCGAGGCGGTAGGTCTTCCAGTTCCAGTCTTGTGCTCACGGCTGGTTCCTCCTGTTCTTGTTCTTCGGTGGTTTCTTGCGGTATAGGCTCACGATCAGGTGACGGGTTGAATTGCCCGTGATGATGACTTCGCACCGATGCAGGGTATACCCCGGGTACATCTGTTCCCAATACGCCCGGTCTTCCAGACAGTTTTCGCACACGTCTTTCAGTTTTGAGCGGCTCATTTTGTTGTCGTTCGGTCTGGGCATTTTGGGCGGCTGCAGGCCGTGGCTCTGCCGCCAGTGCCGTTTGCAGCGGCGGTTCTTCACGATATACCGGGCAAGGCTCTCCACGCTGTTGTGGTCGAAGTGCAGCGGCTCACACCGGGCCATGCCCCGGCCATTCCACGCCTGTTCTACCATTTCCCGGGTCAGCCCCGCCGGGTGTGTCATAATGACATGGTGATGGTGCCGTCCCAAGACTTCACCTGTCACCGGGTCCACGGTGCAATACTCCGTCACCACGACCCACTTTGGACGCTGGATGCCCTGTTTATCGCAAAGGCGGTACAGCTTCTTGATTGCATTGGAGAAGTCCCGGTCAGCCCGGGCAAGGTCATTTGGGGCAGGGTGATGATCGTCGTCGTAGGTGTATGTAACCGAGAAATCACCGGGCCTGAAGTTCGTGTTTACCAGCAGAACTAGGTAGCGGCCAGACTTGCGGAGGTTGTAGGCTTCCTTCGCCAGACTGGTGGCGAGTTCCTTCTTCCGCCGGGTGCTGGCCTTATGCTCTTTCTCGGAGACCTCGAAAAACTCCGCCTGCATGGTAGGCGCAGTGGCATAATCCTTGCCGCAGATGTATTTCTGTTCTCTGACATAAAAGCCGCCGCTCATACCCACTACGTCCTCCTTTCCGTGAACGTCCTTTTGCTGAATAAAGGCAAAACCGCCAGCTGCCCGGGAACTTCTATGCTTGCCCCCGCCCCCGCTCCGGGAAGTCCTGCTGTCCGTTACGTCCTTCTACCGCGGGGAGGCAATACAGGGGGTTCCCCCTGTACCCCCGCCACGGGGAACGGCTTGCATAGGTCTTGACTAAATCTTGCTTAGACCTTGGTTAGACTACAAGCTAATTTTCAATCTAACCCCAAGCTAAGTTCTTCGCTGGTTCTTAGTTTATCCTCGGTATACAAGCCCCTTGCCGCCTCGTCGGGGCGGCAATTTTATGACGGGCTTACTTATTCTCTGGAAACGACTTCAAAATGTAGTCATTTCAAAGCACCTCGTAGTCTTCTATGCCATTTTCTTCCGTCCGTTCTTCCCAACACTCGCAGCCATCCTCCACATCGGTGAAGTCCGCTCTATGCTCCGACAGGCCATTGAAGCAGACCCCGGTGTAGCCCTCATGCCAGCGGCAGTTACAGCAGATTCTTTCAGGCTCCATCTATTTCCTCGATCCAGATTTCTGCTCTGGGGTTTTTCTTGTCGTAATCCACCCGGCCGCCATCGTGGGCGGCCACGATCTGGCTGTTATCGTCCGCCAGAACCTTGGCCTTCACCAGAATGTCACATGTCGCCTCTATGAGGTTTGCAAGGTCAACCTTGCGCCGGGTGGCCATGTAGTACACACACCGCACGTTCACGCGGGCTGTGATGGGGTTGTAAGGCCGCTTGATCTGCCACAAGCACTTTTCCTGATACTGCATGAATGCCTCGCTGGGGGCCACAATGCGGCGGTTTGCGTGGGCCTTGAGAATGCGGGCGGAGTTTTTCTTTGTGCGGGGGTCGCCGTAAAGAATAATTTTCATTTGTTATCCTCCACATAGCGCCAGCTTTGGGGTGGGCGAGTGATCTCCACAGGCCGCATACCGAACCGTGTACTCTGCAAGCCTGTGAACGCCCGAAATTTGCGCGGCTGGTCATAAATTTTCGGGTCTGAGATATGCCATGCATAGCCTTTGCATCTCAGGTAGCGGACAATGGCATCCCTGTCCATGCAGGCCTGCTGTTCTATGTCATCAGGCGAACGGTTCAGCGGCGCAAGCTCCCAAACCTTATCACAGATAAACTCGCCGATAACTTTTCTGTCAAGCCGTTGCCATTCATGGCTTACAGTTCGCAACCGATCAGGAATTTTAGTGCAGTAGATGTACACCTTGAACGGCGTTTCTAAATTGGGGCGGCTTTTGCGAATTTCCGCAGTCTTTTCGCCACCGAGAATCTTTTTGCACCACTCAGGCCGAATGCTCAGCAAAACAGCTTTCATAGCTTTCCTCCAATCAGATCGTCAATGTGCATCAATCAGTTTTACTTCCTGCATTTCTGTCGTTTTCTCCTTCCAATTTTCTCAGCAGCCCTTCCACGTCATACCGCCAGTGAACGCGCAGCAGGTGCTGCTCCACCTCGATGCCGTTCAGGGCGGCCCACTGCCATGGGATGCTCTTCCGGCTTCGGCGTGTCGGTGTCAGGTGTCCATGTTTGGATCATGTATCTGCCTCCATTTCTTCGATTTCGTCGCCCCACGCATCCCAACCAGGCACACGTTGACGGGCAAAAAGTTCTATTCTAGGAACATCTCCCAGCAATTCAACAATCCTGTGTCTTGCTTCGTCCGGCTTTACGCTGTGTTCCTGTATTGGAGATTCGATCACCTGATGCACAGAATGGCTCTTGATCTGGGCGGCGGCTTTGAATCCGGGCTTCACGCCCAGCAGGCAAATTTCGGCGTTTGCCCTTGTGTACGCCCCCATTCCCCAAAAATTCGTGTTGCTCTTGCGGTTTTTCTTGATCCAAACAAAGGCGCAGGTCTTGTACTCAAAACCCCACGCCTCCATAACTCGCAGAGCATCGGCAATTTGTGGAAACGTAGCCCACATGAAGCAGGCCGTGCCCCCCCCCCCGCCAGGTCATTGACCG